CTTCTATAAGTAGGAGTTCTATTACCTATATACTTGTCTGGATTCTTTAGATTATATTTTCCCTGAGCAAAGCGTCCCATGGATCTATACCACTATATTACGTGATTCTTGTTTTGTAACAATGTCGGTTATTTTAAATCCTATTACACTAACTTTAGATCTATTATAGTTTACAATTTCTCCAACCAAACTACTAATTTGTACATCGGTTAATCCTTTTAGTGTATCAAGCAATGTAAACACATTAACATTATCAATTTTTGCTTGTTGTAAAAGTACTGTTGCAACACCTGTTGCTGATGTTTCTTCAAAACCTCTTTTAAGAAAAAATCCTACAACTGAATCAACTTGTGTAGCATTATACGATATTGGATCTACAAAATATTTGTTAAAAAACTCTTTCATTTCTGCTGAACTATCAACTGGTTCTATTTTAACTGTACTACTCATCTTGGTCCATTTCTTTGTGATTGTAATGTAGTTCCGGCAGTAGAATTGCCTGATGCCTGGTTTACTCTTTGTCCATATATTAATGCACCAGTATCAACTGCTCCGCCATTTGTATTTGTTATCGATGTATTACCACCATTGCCTGATGATTTAGGAATACTAATATTACTAAGTCCACCTACATTTTCTCTTCCTATATTTGTAATTGTACTTTTTAAAATATTAAACCCTTCTTCACGTAAGCCTTCTTTTGATAATGATTTTGCATTTTTAAATGTGTTAAATGCAGTTAATGCTGTACCAAGATTAAATTGGCCGCCTGCAATATCACCAAGTACACTACTAATACCACCAAGTACTCCACCACCACCGAATAAACTACTAGTGCCTCCGCCAGCAAGACCTAATGGACTAGGTGTTTTATCATAGTGTGTTGTAGCAAATCCTTTTGGACTGTTTTCGCCTGTTGCACCTCTACTATAATATACTGCTTCATATGCAATGCTTATTTGATTTTGAGAAGGTGTAGCATTATCCATGCTATCCATTTGATCATGTGTTAGACCTGTAATCATAGGATTAACTAATGTATACCCTAGATATTCGTGTCTAGCCATTTGGTAAATTGTAATTTTATTAAAGAAAGGTGTTTTATGATCATTGTCTAAACCATATCTATAATTTTGTGAAATTGGATCTGTATATGTGTTACGAGGATTATAAGGAGGATTAATACCATCATCGTTATAATTTCCATCTCTAAAATAATATCTATAATATGCTTCCATCAATGTTGTAGTTAATCCCATATTATCATCATGGAATGTAATGTTCACTGGATCATATTCAATACTAGTTTGTAAATTCTTTTTACGATTATACATATTTTTAGTTGAAGTTTGAATACTAAACTTAGGTAAATCTGCTGACTTAACAAGCATATTGATTTCTTGTTTATGTCTTTGATCTAACTGGGGTATAACTTTTTGTGCTTCAGGACTTAATTCAAAGACACAATGATAAAGGAATTTAGTCTTGGGAGCAAGACGCATGCCATCGTCTGTAAATAGTCTTGCGGCATGTTGATAATCTTTTAAATTACCACCAGGATTTGTTGCACCCTGTAAAACATTATTTAAGAATCCGTTAAGTATGTTGGCCATGTAAATATTTATCCTTAAAAGAAAAGTGCGTATAAAATAAAAAAGGGTGACCTAAGCCACCCTCTTTTTCAATACTATGGCAATATTACGGCTTTACTATATTCCGCCGCCGCCTGTTACTAGACTGTTAATAGTTCTACCTACTGCTGTTCCAATTCCTTCACCAACTGGTGTTTGGATAGCATTGTCGTAACGCATTGCTAATGAAATAGTTACTGGTTCATTTGAACTATATGCTAGTGTGTTATAGTTTGCATTTTGGATAAAGCAACCGTATAACTCGAATGTTTCTAGTACATTTGGTGTGTTTGCACCATTACCACCATCTAAGATTTCAATACGTGTTGTGTATTTGTAATCAATACCTGATGCCGCACTTGACTGTTCGAAAAAGTCAAATTGTTTCTGAAGTTGTTCGCCAACTAGTTTTTGTACACTGTTGTTAACGTCTTCTCTTAAGTTTAATGTAATTGGTTCCCAAGTAGGTCTTCCTGCTAGGTATGCTCTACTGTTGTAAACTGGAATTTCTAATTCCTCAAAGTTTACTGTAGGGCGTGTTACATCAATTACCTGTTTTGTTAGTTCTGTTGTTGGTGTGCTTACACCAAAGTTCTCAAGTGTCACTCTAAAACGATACTGTAGTTTTGGCATCAACAAACCTTGTGTTGATGAACTCGCGTCGCTCGCTAGTGGTACTGTAATTTTTGAGAGTGTTGAAATTGCCATATCTGTTTGCTCCTGTTACAAGTATTTATCATTAACGAGCCCCATATTTCAGGGGCTCATTTTATGAATTATAATCCTGCAATTTCCCCTGTATTCTTAAGGCGTAATGGAATGTAAATAAATTCTACTGCCTTAACTGGTTCAATTGCAATGTCTAAGTATAGTTCGTTTCTATCAATTCTACTAGGAGTATTGTTAGATTCATCACATACTACAATGTAGTCATATAGTGCTCTACTACCAACTAACTCAAGCATTAAACTTTCTGCCGCATTTTTGATCTCATCACGTGTGATTTTATCATTTGGCTCAAAGATATAAGGCTTAGCAAGTTTATTAAGTTGGCTACGCATGTATATAACAAGTCTTGCTACGTTTACTCTATCTAATGCACTTGCATTTTTTGCTCTAGTTTTCTGACCAAAACAAACAAGTCCTGCACCTGTAATAAACGTAATTGGATTTACACTAATACCAAACAACGTATCACGTTGTCCTTCGTTTAGTGCAATTGAAGTAAATTCGCCTTCACTATCAATATACCCTGTTGCTGTTGCGTTAGTAATTCCACCACGTCTTGTACCTGCTGGAGCAAACCATGGAAACGAAACTTGATCGCTTAGTGCAATAGTTCGTAGCATCATGTGACTTGGCGGAACAACAACGTTGTTGCCTGCATTATCACTTGTGAATCCCCATGGATAATAAACACCTAAGTATTCATCCCTACTTACTAGACCGTCTGCATTATCTTCAACTGCAAGAGCAACGTTTGTGCCCCATTCGTTAATTGATGTAGCACTTGAATCTAGTGTTGCTGGTGAATCACCTACAACAAATGCTGTTAAGCCTCTGTCAAAATTTAGTGTAATCATTTCACCGATTAGTTCTGGATATCCTGGTGCCGCCAGTAAGTTAAAGATTCTGGACTCATCATCTCTAATATCTTGGTTGCTGTTAATCATTGCTTGCATTGCTTGTACAACAACTGCTCTCTGCGCCGATTGACCAAACTTACCTGAACCGTCTGCATTATTTGCTGACTCAGTTTTCCATCTGTGTGGATAGTAACTTGACATTGGTACTGAAACACCCATTCTATCGTTATTTGCATTTGTATCAATTGCATTGCGTACAAATTTCTTAACGTTAAAACCACTTCTACGTGTATTAAACAATATCATACCTTTTGGATATAGTGCTGGGTCTGGAGCATCAAAGTCTAAGAAGTTGCTTGCTAGTAAGTCAGCAATAGTTGCTTCTTTACTGTTAGCACCTGCTGTTGACCAACGTGCATCTCCAAACAGTACACCGTCTTGTGTTGTTTGATCACTTGAATCTAGTAACACCCAAAGTTGTTTAGCATGTGACCAGCGATAAATCTCTGGATACTTACCAATGTTTGTAGTGTTAATCCAAATGTCACCATCTTTAAGACCAGTTCCATCTGATTGTCCTGTTGCCGCTAAAGGTTCAGTAGCACTTACAATTGGTCCTGCTGGATCAGTTTGATCACCTGCACTAGCACTGTAATACGGACTTGTTGAATCTAAATATCCTACCCAAGTTGTACCATTATGTACCATAATGTCTGCTTCATCAACAACCGAATTGTACCATAATGTACCATCTGTTGCTAATGCTGTTGGAGCAGTTGCTCCGTTAGTTGCAGTTAACACTTTCCAATTTGAAGCAACAAAGTCACTAGCAGTATCTCCTGCTGGTGCCACATATAAGTTTGTAGTGTTTGCTGTACTAAAACCAATTTCTGCTAAATGTCCGCTTGTGTCTTTAATTCTAATCTCGCCACCTTTTGAGTGTGAAATTACAACTCTGTTTGAACTGTCAACACTTGCACTTACATTTGTCATTGCCGCATTATTAATTGCACCTGCAATTACGTCTGCATCAGTTGCCGCGCCACCTGCTGTTCCAGTAATGGTTACTGCACTTGCTAGTGTTGCACTACCAACAATTGACTCTTGTAGTGTAAATGAAATTGAACCACTTGATGCTTGTGTAGTAATTGCACTTGATGTAATTGATGTTGCACCAGTTGCATTACGTTTGTACACTTTGAAGTTAGCAACTAAGTCACTTGCTTCTGCATCATTTGATTTAACGAAAAGTGAACTCATTGCTAAATTAGCACCGCCGCCTGTTTTATCAAGAGTTGCTAAAGCCGCTTGGGGTGTACTAAAAATTGAAACATCTTTTGTGTCCCATAATGATGTAGCACTATTCCATGCTTTGATAGCCCACTTAGCACCTTTGTTTGGTGAAGTAGTTTTTACCCAAATACTTCCTGATGGGCGTGGAGTTGTATCGCCTGAACCAAACTCGGGAACACTTGTATGAGGGGCAATATTCAACGCCGGTGCCGCATATGTTCCTGCTGAAAGACCCATGTCGCCCATAGCGCCTGTGCCTTCTGCTATCACAATGTTAACACCTGTTGAGTGTAATCTTAATATATCGTTAGCCGCTTCAACTGTTGCAGTTACGCCTGAAATACTCAAGCCGTTAATTACTCCTGCTAATGCTGTTGCAGATGTTGCGTTTGCTGTTACTGTTGTACTGTTAATAGTAAAGTTCAACCCTGAAGTTGTTGTTGCGCCAGCAGTACCTGATACTGTAGACCAACTTGCTTTCCATGCGCCAGTTCCTACTTCAACCCAAGTACCACTTTCATTTTTGTAGTATAGTTTGTGTAGTGTACTTGCCGCTGTGATAGCATAATCACCAACTGCACCTACTGATGTTTTAGGTACACCTGTTGCTACACCGCCAACTAGTTTTGTTACGTCAGTAATAATTGTTGGGGCTTTGTAACTAAATGACTGTCCGCCAGTTGTAGTTACTGCCGCTGAATTCCATTCAGACACACCGTAGATAGTGTTTGCTGTATCTACCCAATATGTTCCATTTGCTGGAGCACTAGTTGGAGCGTCTGCACTTGCTGTCAATCCTGCAAGATCAATTCCTGCTCTAACAACATATGCTCTATTGCTTACGCCTAATAATGAGTAAGCCGCTTGTAATCCATATTCATTAAGTTCACCTCCATGTATCGGATTGTTGTTTGAATCCGTATAAAATGATGGTTCGCCGAATGTTTCTACTAAATCTCTTTGTGAGGTAACCAAGAAAGGTTTACCTGCATTTGCCGCTGTTGTCCCTGGTGCTGTACCAGTTCCACCGCCGTTTTGTTTATTTTGTGCGGTAGCAACAAATATCATTGGTACGGTGCCTGGTTCGCTGGGCGTGTAAAAACTCTCGTCAATTACTTTAACCTCAACACCTGGTGATGATAATGCCATTGTGTTTCTCCTTAATAAAAGTGTTCGTAGTATTTATATGAATTAGAATTAAAATGCTTATAATAGCACCAGATAAAGGGACCAAAAAGGTGAGGTAAATACGTTATGAGACCTTTATGCGATTGTAAACTAAGACCTGCGGCTATAAACTATAAAAAAGCCGGTAAAATCTATTATCGTAAGAAGTGCGAAACATGTTTACGTAATGGTTCTAAGCATGGCGTACCTAAATGGCATCAACGTGGTTATGTCAAAAAAGACCATTGTGAAAAATGTAATTATAAAAGCAAACATCAAGAACAATTTGATGTATATCATGTAGATGGAAATTTAGAAAACTGCTCAGTAATGAACTTAAAAACTATATGTGCCAATTGTCAACGTATTATGCAGAAACAAGGTGTTCGTTGGAAGCAAGGAGACCTTTTACCTGACTTTTAAGTTCATCAATACCTAAGTCGTTATATATAACATTGTTAAAATCAACTTTTGCCCATCGCCATTCAGACTCGTGTACATCTTTAGGTTCAACACCAATATCTTCATACATACGCATCCATACAGGATCTTGTCCACGTTTTACACGCCATACTTCGCCGTGTATACTTTTAATCATATTTGCTTCATTAGGAAATCTTACATCAGGTATAACAAAATTTTTATTGGGATATTTAACTAGTTCTTGTTTTACTAAACTTACCCAAATACCATTATCAAATCCGTGTCGCATACAATCTGTACCAAACTCTTGTAATACTAATCTAGGGGTAATAGTACGCCCTGTTTCTCTAGTCCAAAATTTGTCTTGTGTTTCTCGCCACTCTCTACTTTCTACGGTATCGCCTTCTAGCATATCTCGATCCCAATTGAATACTGTTGCTACACCATCTTTTAATTTATCAGCAAAACTTAGTTTTGTAAATCCGTGATTCTCAACTAAGATATCTCCTACTGTACCTTTACCACAGCCTATCAGGCCACATATTCCAATAATCATATTTTAAGTTCCGAAGTACCGCCGCCTACAGTTCCCCTAGCAAAAAAATTAAATGCTAAACTGTAACGTGGTGTTGTTGTTAGATTTGGGGTTACGTGATGTTCTAAATGGCTTGGAAACATAACTATGTCTCCTGATCTAGGACTAATATAAAACTCATTTGCACTATATTGTGTTGGTTCTGAATAACTTACCTTTACAGTATCATGAAATAAGTTTGTATATAAATGTGATTTGTTAAAAACAATATCTCCAGCATCTGGCTCATTTTGAATATAATATACTCCACTTAACATTGCATTACTATGCCAGTGTAAACTATTACTTTCATCTTTTGAATGTTTGTTGATCCAACTATTTTGTAATTCAAATACAACATCATCATTAACTTTTAATTCTTCTTTTACAAAAACGTTACATGCTTCTTGTATTTGAGTTTTTAGTCCTGATAATTTAGGTTTATTTAAAATATACTTGTCCGCAGTATGTTCATGCCCTGCCGCTTCATCAGGATATTCTAGTTTTTCTACCCATGCCATTGTTGTAGGATCTACAGTTCCAATATTTGCATAAAATAAAGGTATGGAGAATAAAGGAGTTGTTTGATATTTCATATATTTGTCCTAACTGAATTTTGTCCTATTGATCCTTTTGGAAAGTAATTAAAAGCCAAACTGTATCTATCTTGTTTATCTAAACTCTTAGCAACTATATGCTCTAAGTGGCTAGGAAAAATTAATACATCGCCTGTTACAGGTTGTACAGTCCATTCTCCAGAAGTATATTGACTCCAGTTTTGCTTTGTATCTGGACGTACATGTTCTGGAAAACTGTTTAAATGTTGCTTATTTTTCTTAAACGTAAGACCGTTACTCTGCGGTCCAACATCAGGATAATAAACTCCGCTAATCACAGCGTTAGCATGATTGTGTAACTCTATATCACTGCCTACATCCATTTTATTAATCCAACTAGTTGTAAGTCTAAATTCTACTTCATCAATAACATCTAATACTGTATAAGCAAAATGATCTACTGCACGTTTGATTAGTGTTTGTAGGTTTAATAATTTTGGCTGGTTAAGGACATCAAATCCTCGCTCTGACTGCGGTAAGTGATCTTCGTTGCCATATTGAGCAACTGAACTATCCGGATAGTCTAATCGCTTGAGCCATGCAAGTGTAATTGGATCTAATGGTCCAATATGTGACTTTAGTAAAGGAGTTGAAAATAAAGGTGTAATCTCATAATGCATAGTATAATAATACTATCTATTATGCTGTTTGTCAACCAATTAAAAAGCCGTATCCTGCTCCACCGGCTACTTGCTGTGATACATCCATTTCTAGTTTTTCTAGTTCTGCTTGTGCTTCTGCTTTAAGTGCATCACCATTAAGTGAACTACCACCTTGTGGACCTGCTATTTGTGCAAATTTACTACGTGCTTCACCTAACATAAATTTACATGTTGCTACAGTATAGTCTTTAATCCACTGACCTGCAAGATAGTCTGCTAATAACTGTTCATCTGATCTATAATTATATACAAATAATAGTAATGTTTCTTGTGTACGTGGACGCTGTAACATTGTTAATTCTTTTGTAGTTGTATTCCATTTAAACTCAATATACGAACCAAACATTCTACCTACTAATTCTTGATATTGACTAAACATATCGTAGGTTGCTAGTCCGCCCATGTTAGAACTTGATAACAAATATGTATTTGTATAAGCCATATTGAACGGTTCAAATAATGTTCCGCCATCTCCGCCGCCTGATCGTGAACCAATTGATCTACGGAACAACTTTCGTACTTCCATAACTTCGTTAGGTAATACATACGTATTCTGATCTTCAACTGTTGGCATAAACATATATGATTCTTCAACTGAATTATCTGAACGTTGCCTAAATTTTGATAACGCTTTTCCTAATGCAGTTTGATAATGAATTGGATCTAGTTCAACGTCTACCATGCCTCCGCCTAATAGTGCGTAAACATAGTCGTAAACTTCTTGTTTTTTAGTTGCTAGTGTAGCCATATGTAAAGTCTCCACTAGTATTTATCGATAGATGTCTCGTTCGATAAATATGTATATGCCAAGACTATCCTTATATAAACCAGAAAAGGGCAATGATTACACGTTTATGGACAAACAAGTCTATGAAATGTTTACTGTGGGCGGAACAGATATATTCGTTCACAAATATCTAGGTCCTAATAATCCAGAAACTGTAGATGCAACTGCTGATCAGCCTCGCTATAATGCTGTAAAAGAAACAAATATTCAAGATATGTTATTCCTTGAAAATAGGGATAGAAAATATGATCCAGACATTTATACTATGCGTGGTATTTACAATGTACAAGATATCGATTTTGATATGAGCCAATTTGGTTTATTTCTACAAAATGACACATTGTTTATGACCATACATATTAATAATAGTGTAAAGACACTTGGTAGAAAAATTATGAGTGGTGATGTAATTGAGTTACCGCATTTAAAAGACGAATATGCACTAAATGATTTTAGTGTTGCACTAAAAAGATATTATGTAGTAGAGGATGTAAACAGAGCCGCAGAAGGTTTTTCACCTACATGGTATCCGCATTTATATAGAATTAAATTAAAACAAATTGTTGACTCACAAGAGTTTAAAGAAATATTAGACTTGCCCGCACAAGAAGGTTCAAGTGATACTTTGCGTGATGTACTATCAACATATGAAACAGAAATGAATATTAATAATGCTGTACTTGCACAAGCAGAAGCAGATGCACCTAAGTCAGGATATGACATTGGACATTATTATACTTTAGCAACTAATGATGATGGTACTGTTGCACTCAAAACAGCAGATGAAACTGACATAGATGCAAGTAACATAGGTGTTCAAGCAGGCGATATAAGCGATCGTCCAGATAGGGCAGGATACCAAGGATACTTACTAGGCGTTGAAAGTAATAATGGTGCACCTTATGGTATGGGGATTAGTTTTCCAACTGCATCAGTAGACGGAGATTATTTTTTGAGAACAGATTATTCACCTAAAAGATTATTTAAGTATGATGGTAATCGTTGGATTAAGTTACAAGACGGTGTAAGAGTAGACTTAACTAATACTGACACACGTAATACACAGAAAACAACATTTATTAATAACCCTGCACAATCACAAATTGGTGGTGAAACAGTTAAAGAAAAACAAAGTTTATCAAAAGCACTTAGACCTAAGGCGGATAATTAATGGAACATTTTTATGATGGACAAGTAAGGCGCTACGTTACTCAAATGGTAAGACTAATGAGTAATTTTTCAGTTAAAGATGGCAAGGGTGCCTTAACACAAATTCCTGTTACGTATGGAGATCTTACACGTCAAGTTGCAAATATAATCCGTGATAACACAGAAAACAAAATACCTAGTGCTCCACGTATTGCTGTGCATGTAACTGGTATGGAAATAGATCGAGAACGTACATCAGATGCTAGTTATGTTAGCAAAGTAAACATTAGAGAACGTGCATACGATAGTAATAATAAAGAATATCTAAATTTTGAAGGTAAAAATTATACAGTAGAAAGATTAATGCCTACACCATATAAACTTACATTTAATTGTGATATATGGTCAACCAATACAGATATGAAACTTCAAATACTAGAACAAATACTAGTATTGTTTAATCCTAGTTTAGAAGTGCAAACAACTGACAACTATATAGACTGGACCAGTTTAACACATGTGATGTTAGATAGTGTTACATGGAGTTCAAGAAGTGTACCAGTTGGTGTTGATAGCGAAATTGATGTATCAACACTTACATTTAGTACACCAATTTATATCAGTCCTCCAGTTAAAGTTAAAAGACTTGGTGTTATTACAAATATTATTACAAGTATCTTTGACGAAAATACAGGAACATTAGATTTAGGATTAAGTATGCCAACATTAAATGCACACGACGATAGTGTTGTGCCTGGAGTAGCAGACAAAGACGGAAATCGTTCAGTTGAAACTACTGCGGCTAAACATGTAGTAGGTACAAATTATCAAGATTATGGTATATATGTACAGGGTACACTAGCACAAATAGAAAGTCGTGGTATAGTAGGTGCAACTAATTGGAGACAAATATTAGATTCACACCCAGGACAGTATCAAGATGATATAAGTAGAATATACTTTACAAAGTTAAATGAAGTTACACACGAAATTACTGGCACAATTAGTATCAATTCAATAAACGAATCACAACTTATAATAAATTGGGATACTGATACGTTCCCAAGTAATACTATTATACAAGGTCCTATTAGAAACAACAATCAATGGACAACTATTGATTACATTATTGATCCACAAAAAACTGTACCAACTAATGTAATGAAAGGATTAGGCGGTAGACTATTATTATTAAATGATATAGGTGATGCTAGTAATGTAGAAGGTGCAGATGCTTGGAGAGGCTTCTCAGGAGACTTAGTTGCTAAACGTAATGATATTGTTGAATGGGACGGTCAAAGTTGGGTAATTGTTTTTGATGCATCAACTGTATCCGCAGTAACATATACTACTAATTTAAATACAGGCATACAATATCGCTGGGACGGCGATGAATGGCTGTTAAGTGTTGAGGGATTATATCCAGGAGGGACCTGGAGAATAGCACTCAACGGCTAATTATTTGTATGAACCAGATAATTTGCAGTGGAACTCTATTCTACAGTCTAAAAACACAACGTTTTCTTTTATTACACCGAGCCCAAGGCAAGACTAAAAACCTATGGGGGTTAGTTGGCGGCACCGGCGAAGGTAAAGAAACTCCTTGGGAAGTATTAAAACGAGAAATAACCGAAGAAGTTGGATTTGAACCTAAGATCGAAAAAACAATTCCTTTGGAAACTTTTATCTCAACTGATCATCAATTTCAATTTCATACATATCTTTGTGCAGTTAAAGAAGAATTTATTCCTATTCTAAACGGAGAACATGATGGGTACGCTTGGGTCAAAAGTGGTAGTTGGCCTAAACCTTTACATCACGGATTGCGTAATACATTGCAAAGTAAAATTAATCAAAGTAAATTAGAAACTGTAACAAAAGTGTTAAATTTACTTGACAAACCTTAGTAAGTAAGTTATTATATAGTATGAAAGTCTTAGTATTCGGCGATGTTATTTTAGACAAATATGTATATGGTACTAGTTCAAGAATTAGTCCAGAGGCTCCCGTGCCTATAGTTAATATCGATAAAGTATCAACTTCTCTAGGAGGTGCAGGACTTGTATATGAAAATTTAAAAAACTTAGATATAGATACAACACTAGTACACAACGAACAACCACGTAGTGTTAAAACTAGAATTATATCTGATGGACACTATATTACACGACTGGATGAAGATGAATATGCAGACTCAGATGCTGTACTCAAGAATGTACTACGTAGTGATTTTGCACCATACGATTATGTTATACTAAGTGACTATAACAAAGGCGTTTTAAATAATTCTAAAGAAATTATTGCACATATTAATAGTCAGGGATCTAAAGTTATTGTAGATCCTAAACGTGATGCAAGTGAGTATGAAGGTGCATGGTTAGTAAAACCAAATTACAACGAATTTTATAAATTTGGTTTTGACAAATGGCAAGGAAATATTATAACAACTAATGCAGGGAAAGAAGTTATTGCAAACATCGATGGGAAAAGTTATAATATACCTGTAGAAAACGTAGAAGTATCAGATGTAACAGGCGCAGGTGATTGTTTCTTAGCAGGATTTGTTTATGGTCTTACAAAAGGTTACTCACATAAAAAATGTTTAGAACTTGCAACAAGAGGGTCAACAGAAAGTGTTAAACATAGTGGTACATATAAATTATCTAAACGAGATTTAGAAAATACTGTTGTGTTTACTAATGGGTGTTTTGATATATTACATACAGGTCATTTTGAATTATTAAAAGCGGCAAAAGAAAAAGGCGATAAACTTATTGTAGGATTAAATGACGATCATAGTGTGCGTACATTAAAAGGCGACAATAGACCTATTAATACTGTCGAAATTAGAAAAAAGCAATTAGAAATTTTATCTTGGGTAGACGAAGTTATTGTTTTTAGTGAAGATACTCCTTATAATTTAATTAAATTATTAAAACCAAATTTAATTGTTAAAGGTGGAGATTATAAAGTTAATGAAGTAGTAGGACATGACTTAACTAGTGTATACATTGTTCCTACAGTTGAAGATTTTTCAACTACAAGTATATTAGAGAAAATAAATGAGTGATAGTTTAAAAATATTAATTACAGGTGCTGACGGATTTATTGGTAAGAATCTAAAAGAACATCTAATGGATCAAGGACACGGCATTGCTGAATACGAGTTTATTGAAAATGTAGTGCCTGATTGCAGTCAATTTGATAAAGTTATACATATGGGTGCAATATCAAGCACCACTGAACGAGATGTTGAAAAAGTTATGAAGCAAAACTTAGACTTTAGTCATAGGCTAATGCAAGTGTGTGACATGCAAGGTGTTGATTTAATTTATGCATCAAGTGCTAGTGTATACGGAGATGGGCAACAGTTCAATGAAGATGCTCCTAAGCAACCACAAAGTCCTTATGCATGGTCAAAATATCTATTTGATCGTAGTGTACAAATGCTTAAATGGGAAGATTATAAATGTAATATTAAAGGATTACGTTTCTTTAATGTATATGGAGAACACGAAGAACACAAAGGCGATCAAATGAGTGTGTTTCATAAATTTACAAAGCAAGCAAAAGAAACAGGAAAAGTACATCCTTTTGAAGGCAGTGATGAGTATTTACGAGACTTTATATATGTTGGAGATGTATGTAAGATTATCGAAAAAATGATGTACATTGACGAAATGGGTATATGGAATGTAGGTACTGGAACAACAACTAGTTTTGGTTCGATCGCTAATGATATTGCAAATAAGTATAATGCAACTGTGCAATCTATTCCAATGCCAACTGCATTACAAAGTCAGTATCAAAAATATACATGCAGTGATAATACAAAACTTTTAAAAACATTAGGCGACTTTAAATTTACAACACCTAAAGAATGGATACAAAATGCTTAAACTTGGTAACTTAGAACTTCATCAATTATTTTCAGTGCCAGTAGGTGTAGTGCGTATGCCTAAACTAAACGATAAAATAAAAGAACAATTAATTAATAATGATGAAACTATTTCAAGACCAAATCCAAACAAACCAAGTGATAAATTAGAACTACTTAACAACTTTAAAGAATTAAAGGAACAAATTACTAGCGAAGTAAGTTCATTTGTACATAATTGTTTAGGATATTCTACATCGGTTAATTTTAAAATGACTAACAGTTGGATTAGTAAACAACCTCCAGGTGAACATGTTAATATGCACAATCATGCTAATAGTTTAATTAGTGCAGTATATTACTTACAAACACCTAAAGAGTGTGGTAGAATAATTATGCATAGACGTAAACATTATGATAATGTTTTTAGTGAAACAGTTGAGGTTCCTGTAGAAAATTATACTCCGGTAGTTGCATCAGGTTGGCCATTTGAAGTAGAAGAAGATATGCTAATAATGTTTCCTAGTAACGTAGAACATAGTGTTGAACCTAACACAAGTAATCAAGATAGATACAGTCTTGCAACAAATTTTTTCGCTTTTGGAAATTTTGGTTACGATAACGTAAAACAATTGGAGATTAAAGAATGGAACGACTAGAAGGTAAAGTAGACAAAGGCTGGGGCTTTGAATTAATTTGGGCTACTAATGAAAAATATTGTGGTAAGATGATGGTGTTTACTAAAAAAGGAAATAAATTTAGTATGCATTTTCATAAAGAAAAAGATGAAAGTTGGTTTGTAAACGAAGGTAGTTTTATTGTACGATGGATTGATACAAAGACTGCAACACTGTTTAGTCAAACTCTTACACAAGGAATGACATGGCGTAACAAACCTCTTTTACCACATCAACTAGAAGCATTAGAAGATAACAGTAGCATCACAGAAGTAAGCACTGCTGACAGTGTAGAAGATAATTATAGGCTTATTCCAGGTGATAGCCAAGAAGGTTTGTTAGACGAAATAAAAGGAAAAGTATCAGATGAGCAACCCAAAGATAGTATGGAGTGATGATGTCAATATCGACTTTTATAAACCTGATTATATTGCACCAAAGTGTGTAGTAGGTTTAGATAGAGACGGAGTTATCAATAAAGACATTGGCGACTATGTATACAAAGTTGCCGATTGGGAGTTTGAAGATGGTAGTTTAGATGCTATTGTTAACCTACGTAAACTTGGACATAAAATTGTTATTATTACAAATCAAGGTGGCATTGAAAAAGGAATTTATAGTCAAGAAGATGTAGAAAAAGTTCATACTCATATGTTTGAAAAATTAGGCGAAGCAGGATGTCCTAGTATTGATGGCTTATATTATAGTGCTAGTAGTTCTAAGAAAGATATGTTTGCAAAACCAAACACTGGTATGTTCAAACGTTGTGAACAAGAAGTAACACATGTTAAATTTAATAAAGGATATTTTGTTGGAGATAAAATATCAGATCTGAAAGCCGCTATAAAGATGGGTGCAAGACCTATACTTGTACGTACAGGATATGGTAAAGAAACTGAAGAATTACTTAACAAAAGATTTACATATAAACAACTTAGAAAAGCAACTAAAGTATTTGACAATCTTGAGGCTTTTGTTAGCAGTCTAAATGATAATAGTTAAAGACGATTTAATACCAACAGAATTACAAGACTACTATCATACTCTTGTATTTGGTAACACTAGTGTTAATGCAATGTTACCACTTGTATGTAAACATGAACCTACTGCTATAGATAACGGTACAATGCCTATAAGTTTTGAGCATGTTTTAAAAAGCAGTACAAAGTTAACAGAACACTTTGGAAATTTTAGCAAAGTCCCTCAAATAGTATGCCCAGCACTTAATGTAAATTTTATAGATATAATTACTGCTAGGCTTTTTATTACAGTACCTCACAAAACAACATTAGATCATTATGCACCGCATACTGATAGACCCGAAGAACATCTAGGTTTAATCTATTATGTAAATGATAGCGATGGTGATACAATATTCTTTGCAGATGATAAAGAACTACAAAGAGTTACACCTAAAAAAGGACGTATTGTTTTGTTTGACGGTAACACACTACATGCTGGAGGATTTCCAACTGACAATCCACGCTGTATTGTAAATTATAACCTTTACGCTTGAGCCTCTGACCAACGTAGAATGATGTTGGCTTCAACATCTGTACCAGTAGTTTTAAATACATTAATTGCTAAAACATCTGGACCATTTGGAAAAGTACCTCTACCACCTAATGTAGTATTTGTAAGTTCTTTCAACTGAGATAAATCTAAGTCAGCACGGGCACCTGGCTGTGCAATAAATGATAGAACTGTTTCACCTGGTTGTCCATACGGTGGTGATATAAATTCAAGTGTAATTGTACCTGAGCCTGCTGTTAGATTTCCGCTTGCCGCATTATTAAATTCAATCAAATAATATTCTGTACCAGCAAAGTCCACTAATTCAATTTTGTTAATAACTGTGTTAGCAGGCCAATTTGGTGATGAACTTGATGATGCTACTGCTGTACCGTCTCTACCACCACTTGCTTCCCAACTTGCTTTTTGAATATATGCAAAGTTAGCATTTTCTAACGTACCATGTGATATAATTGTCATTGCGTTTGAGCCGTTTTGATTAATATTACCACTTAGTGTCTGTGATAAGAACAAGTAACCATAATTTCCGCTTGATGCAATATATCCTCCGTCAACTCTAGTGTTAGATCTAATATTACTACCACTAATTGCTTTACCTAGCACAGGATCTGTGCTTTCTGTACCAAATGTTGATCTGTAATCTGAAGCATTAACATACAAATATCTACTACCATTTCTTGATCTATATAGTCCTGAATCAAGCACAGCGTTAACTCCTGCTTGTGCAGTAATATTTGTTGTAGTAGATGACGCACCAGTGGACCATGTAATACCACCACCTGACGCAATCTGTGCAAAACTTGGTTGGCCTCCTTGTGCAAGCCCACTTAGTCCTGTCCAACTAATTAATGCTGGGTTTTTAGGATAGTTTTGCGGATTTAAAATACCTTCAATAACAATAGCACCTGTTGCGTTTGCTTCTGATGTAACTTCTAGTGAACTTAGTAGCAACTGTGCTCTGTTAAGTAGTTCTCTATCTCCCAAGTCACCAATAATAGCGTTTGAAACACTAGGCGCTAGTCTAATCATAAATGCTGTTTGTCTAACATTCGTAACTGTTAGTGCTTGTTCTGTGTAAGAGAAAATGTAACCACGATCTTCATCAAAGCCGCCATCTGTAATAAACGCTGAACCCCAATGTGATATAAGTGGTGTACACGTATTACTAATTAAAATTACACCTGTTCTAGCATCGTGTGACGCACCTGCACCTGCTGTATAACTACGTGCCGCACCTGCTTGGAAGTTTGTAAGTGTTGCGGCTCTTGTACATCCTGTAATACTATTAGTTGTTGTATCAGTTCCTGTAAAACTAATTAATTCGTTATCAATATATACTGTTCCAGAAGTTGGAAAGAAACTAACATCTGTTAATGGTATAGTTGATTGTGTTGCATCAATAGTAGATGCTAACTTGCCGTTTTGTCCTTCGTTAGTAATTTCATAACGTACTGGTAAGTTACCTGAACGCATATATGCTTCAGTGTTAATATTTGAATTTCTAATTCTATGTGCATATACAAAGTTACCATCTGCACCACGTACCATAAAATCAATGAAACCAGCACCATACCATGAATATTCAATTCCAATCATCTGCATCTTAGCAGGATCAAAATCGTATCCACTTGGACCTGTTCCGTCTAACCTATCTAAGTTCCAATCAGTTTGTCTAACTTTTTTATCAGCAACTAAACATATCTTAGTACCTACTGCCGCATTTACTCCACGATAGTCTGGTGTAACTGTCATTGATGTTTGAGTTGCAATACCACTAATAACATGTGTCATACCACGTATAACAATTCTATCACCTGCTTTAAGTTGATCTCTAAATCTAGTATTTGTACCTGTTACTGTATTTGTATCTGGTGTTATTGCCCCTGTGCCTGAAATTTGTTTAGTTGAAGTACGCTGACAGCATAATAAGTTTGTGCCATCATATTCCCAATAAATTCCGTTTTGATCATCAAATACACCTGAACGTACAGTAGCACCGTGCCATTGGAATGTTGACATTTGAGCACCAAAACTTAATATTGCTGATGTTCCGCCCAGTCTGTTTAGTGTGTTTATAACTTCAAATGTACGTTCGTCAAGAACATCATTTACAGTATATGTACCATTGTAGCCAACAGTTTCAATACCAATTAATTTAACTCTTGCACCAATTTGTAAACCGTGATCATTGTCATCACATGTTACTGTAATCGTTGAACCTGTTTCTATGCCTGATGATGTTACTGTTCTTAAGTCATAACTTGGAGCAAACAACGCACCAGTGGTATACATAATACCCTTACCTGACTGATATCTAATATATTTTTTACTTTGACGTATTGCTTGAGCACCGTGTTGTGGTCCACCTGTTCCTAGTTGTACACCGCCATCAAATGGTCTGTGAATAAAGAACGAATCTGGTCTTGGGTAAACTGTACCATTAATATTATCGCTTGCCGCATCAATTGCACCTGCCGCTCTAGCAGTAAATGTAAGTGATGTTGAACTTGGTATAGTTGTTGCAATAAATGAGCCAGCCGCTAAATCGTGATTGTTACTACCGTCATCTGAGTCAACTGTTGTAATAAATGTATCGCCTGGAACTAGTCCGTGTGCTGAATCAAAATTAATTCTTAATGTAGCCAATGCACTAAAACTAATATCTAGTGTAGTTGCAAGTTGTGCAGTAGTTGGAGTATCAATTGTAACTGTACTGTATAAATCAAAACTAGTTCCTGCAAAGGCATCACCAGTTGCTGTGAAAGTTACTACCGCGCCAGCACTATCAATTGAATCGACTAGCACTTCTACATCGTGTATAGCAGAGTTACCACCTAAAAGTTCACCGCCGATTTTAATTTTATCGCCAATATTATAGTTGCCGCCTGGATTGCTGATACTAAATGTGTAAGTACCTACACTACTATCTGCCGCAGTACCGTCTCTTAAAACATCTATACTAAGTCCGTTACCTGTAGCACTTGCTGTATTTGCTGTAACATTTGGAAAACTGCCAACATCAGTACTTGCTGTACCAACAGATCCTATTGCTGTAATACCGCCCGAAGCATTAACTCCAGTAATTGTAATTGTTAAATCGTTAGTAGGTGTACCACCTGCAAGTAAATTACCAGTGACTATAAATTTTTGTCCGGTGTAATATTCTTGTCCTGCTTGTGAAACTGTTGTGGTATATGAGCCGCCTGCTAACGCAACATCAAATGTAGCACCATTACCTGCAATACTTGACGCTGATGTATTATTAAGTGCGCCTACGTTTGCCGCAGTACCTGTTGGTGTGAGTGTTAAAATTGTACCACTACCGTCAACACTGTCTACAGTAATTGTACAATCGTTTGCTGTTGTAGCACCACCTAAATCTGTACCTAAAATTGTAACAGTTTCGTTTTGAACAAAGTTAGCACCTGCTCCATTTAAGAATGCAGTATATGTTGTACCAGTACGTGTTACATCAAATGTAGCACTTGTACCGCTTGCACTTGCTGTACCGGTTACTGCTGTATAAGTTTCTATACCATTTGGTGCTGTACCTGTTGTTGCAAAGTTTGTTATCCCGCCGCCGCTATCTACTGCTGTAATTTCAATAATCGCATCGTTTGTTGTATCAGCGCCTCCTGGGAATGAACTACCGTTGACTTTTAATCTATCTGCAACTTTATATCCACTTGTAGACTTAACTGCTGTACCAGCAACATTTACTGTTAAAATTCCACCTGCTGTAAGTGTTGAATCATTGCTAACATCTGTAATTGTTAGTGTTAAGTCGTTAGTTCCTGCTTCACCACCAAAACTTGTACCCGGAAGAACTACTGTTTGATTAGGGGCATAGTTATTACCTGCAGTGGCAACTGTAACTAGGTATGTTTCAGTAAGACCGTCAATAACAACATCAAAACCAGCACCCGAACCTACTAAATTAACTCCATTAGCAATACCTGTATAAGAATGACTGTTAACTGCTGTACCTGATGTAGTAAATGTTAAAATTTCACCACCTGTGTCAACTGTATCTATTGTAATTGTAATATCGTTTAATGGACTTGCACCACCAACTTGTGTACCTAATACTGTGACTGTATCATTCACTGCAAATCCTGTACCAGTAACTGTAAATGTCGGAGTGTATGTTGCACCGTCTGTGCCAATATTTAAGTTTGCGCCAATACCTGAATTATTTGTACTAAATGTTACGTTAACAAAGTTATTAGTAGCATTGGCTCCATTACCTGTTACACTTACTCCTGTTGGGTAACCATTACTATCTACACTTACTACAGTAACTTGTGCATCGTTGTTAGGTGATGTACCGCCTAAATTATTACCTGCTACTTCAATTATATCGTAAACACTATAGCCTGTTACTCCTGCATCTGCTGGATCTACTGTTACTGCATACGAATTGTTTGTTATAACAAAATCAAGTAACACACCTGTACCAGAACCACCGCTAACTGTACCTGATTGTGAAGGAAAGGATGGATTACTTAATGTAACACTATTATATACATTACTGGTATATCCAAGATTCCAAAGTCCGCCGTTACCTTGGCCGTTTTGATATACTCCTGTAACATTACCAAAATTTCCAGTACCATTAAATGCATTTCCTGCTAATGTTAGTGTTAAAATTTCTCCGCCTGTGTCAACTGTATCAACTGTAATAGTACAATCGTTTGTAGGGGTTACACCTCCCAAAAACTCACCTTGAATTAATAAAATATCGTTAACATTATAATCTTGTCCTGAGTTTACAATTTCAACTAATGAATAATTTCCAGCGGCTCTGCTAATACTTAAACTAGCCCCATAACCTAAACTAACAACGTTTTGTCCTGAAATACCTGTATATTGCACATAGTTACCTTTAACATCAGATGTTATTGCATCACTAAATGTAATAGTAGTACCTACAACTGTATTTACAAGTGTAGGAGTACCGTCGCCTTTATTAGCCGCCATATTTTGTTGGATACCTGTAGCACTTTGCACATCAATATCTGTTGTGCCTGGACCATAGTCTGCTGTAACTACTGGAGTTACTGCAATACCACCTGTACCAACTTTACCAGTTACCTGTGTACCAAGTGCAATACCACTTGATGCTGTCATCGGAGCACCAACTTCTGGTGCGCCTCCTGATTGTACTGTAAATGGAATTACATCTTCGCCTAATGCTACAGTCAATGCAGGTCTAAGTACACCTGAACTACCGTTACTTTCAACGCTGAATGCTGGAACGCCAATACTAGCACCAGTATAAAATCCTGCTTGTCTTAATTGTGTTGCTTCTGCTTCGATGTTTACATTTCCACTTACACCAACTTTTGCTTTTGCATAATATTGAAAACTAACTGCATTAGGTACTGCAATAATAATAAATGCACCTTCTGCTCTACTGTATCCTTGTATGTCTTGTTTTAATCCTTTGATAGTAACAGCATCACCAAGTTCAAATCCATGAGCACCTGCTGTTGTAACAGTAATTAATGAACTACCAACTCCTGCTGTGCCTGCACTACTATCTGACACAACTGATATAACACTAGTTTCAGTTCCTGGAATTTCGTAAACTGATGGATATCCACGCATCGTTGCAATAGCACTCCACTTAGTAGGCTGTAGTCCATACTCAAAGTCAGCGTCAAGCATTGACTGTGGTTCAGCAGTTCTATTTCTTTCAATAGCATCTGTACCAAACTCAAATGGTCTAATAATTAATTCATCTGTATCTACATATATCTGTAGTCTGTCTACATTTAACTGTGTTGATGTATTTTTGTTTAAATAAACTTTTGTAATTGCGTCAGTTGTTTGTAAGTACTTTGGAAAGTCTGGATCATCTTTATAAGCAACGTCATTAGTTGAAACAAATGCTGTTGCTAATTCTGTAACACCGCCAGCGTTTACATCATTAAAGGAATATATAACTTCGTTATTTGTAGTATTTGTAATTAATAATATATCACTAGAATCATAATTTCCAGGAAATTTAATATAGCCTGCGCCTGTGTCTACAAATACAGGTCTTGCACTTAATCCACCTGCAATAGTATCAACTACTAAAGTACCTAAATCTGTAATTGGTGTATCAGCACCGGCTTCTGCGTCAGTGCCTGTAATTGTTTGTGTTGTTGCTGATTGTTCATTTGGATATGTTGTTTTATTAAGAACAAAGTCTTTAATTAATACTGTAAGCCAACTATGTGTATCTGTTTCTGGATAACGTGTTCCGTCAACTTGTGCAACATCGCCTTCCCAATATTTACTTGCATAGTTATATGTTTTCATATTGCCGCCGTAGCGTAGATCAAACAAATAAGCGTTTAAAATTAGTCCTGTGTCTCTTTCACATTTTGCTTGATTAAATGTGTAATTATAAAATCCATTTACACTAGTTGCAACAGTAGTTTTATTATTTTCTAAATCAGTTGCCGCCGCTTGTCCTGCCGCAGGTTCGTCACTATAATTAGGATATACCGGACTAGGCAAACTTGCTACAGTTCCATTAGCAACAACAGTTTGTGTATCTAATACATGCTGTCTAGTTCTATCACCTAGTACTGTACTTGATACTGTACCTGTAGTGCTTTGTGTTAATGAATTTCCAGTAGTACGTATTACAGTTGACTTTTCAACAATCTGTTTTATAACAGTTGCAAGTCTAGTTAAACCATCACCTAAAAGTGATCTATCTGCTGGTGCTGTAAGTACATAAATTTCTTCATTAACAGTTTTAGTTAAATTATTTGCTGTTGTTGATATATCTTGTGTAATACAATCTAATAATAAACCTAAATTAGTTTCAAAAGTTGCCGCTGTTGTAACTGTATTACCTGGAGTATCAACATTCATAAATGCTTTTACTTCTGCAATCATAAATGCTCTATTATTTTTTATTTGTGTAACAGCATATCCGATATTAAGTTCTGTTTCGCCTGTACGTTCCGAAGTAACTAATGCAGTCGCTGAAGTAAATCCATTATCAGCAATGTCTATAATTTCATCAATAGCATTTTCCATAGCAGTTTGATATGTACTTGTTACATTGCTTAATGCCGCAAGTGCAGTTTTTAATCTCGTTAATGTTCTTTTGCGTGTTAACTTTTGATTAGTAGTTTTTTGATTTTCAATTTGCCCCCAAAGTCTTTGAGTAGCCGTTGTTCCTAAAACTATTTCTTGTTCTAAGTCATCAACTAATGAAATTAAGTCTGCTTGAAATGCAGTAGCATCACTTACTCTTGATGTAATAAACTGTCCAGTTTCTGCTTGTAAAAATGCCTTGTTTGCATTTAATAATGCATAAGCGTTTGGAAATAGATTTTCTGTATAACCTATTCCTGGCTTAAACTTATAATTACCAATTTTCTTCTTTGCCATTAATTATACCCCAAGTGCAATCGCTAATGCTGTTGATGTGTTGTCTACGTACTTCTTATTACTTATGCCATTTGCAGTGGTCGGTTGACTAGCAACGGTTCCTGTAGTAAACGCTCCAGTTGATGCTGTTGTTGCACCAATTGTTGTATTATCTATTGTTGTATTAACTACGGCTATATCTGATCCGGATGAATCAATAGTTCCTAATATAATATCGTTAATAACATAATCTATTTTATTGCCTGCACGTAAAACAATATTAGTGCCTGCATTAAATTCAGCAACTCCTAATCCGTTAACGCTTAGTGAGTCTCCAATTAATTTACCTTGTACAGTCATATCTCCAGTTACTGTACTATTACCGTTTACTGTTAATGCTGTTGCTGTAATTGATTGTAAAGCCGTTGTGCCGGTTGCTGTTAAGTTTGCAAAAGTAGCATCAACTTCTACTGCATTACTTACATTTATTGTACCTTTTATGCTACCTGTTGAATTACCATAATATAATACATCAGGTGCACTTGCTGGAACTGTAAATACTAACTTACCTGTAATGAATCCTTGTGCCGCGGCACCATCTGAAATTGTACCATCTTCTGCTTGATGTTGAATACCAGTACTATATTTTGCAATACCTGTTGCATCTAGAATATTAAAAGTTATTGGAGAACCAGTCATGCTTAATGTAAAGGTATATTCTTGACCTCTTGTTACTGCAATAGTTGGATTATCTCCACTACCAACAATCACACTATCACTAGCAAGCCTAAATTGACCGCTTACTTGTGTTACTGTATAATCACCTGCGGCTGATCCCCCAGTGCCACCTGCTCCTGCGGCATTGATAGATGTTGCTGTGATATTACCTAGTTTATCTACAGTAAAGCCTGGACTTTTAAATCCAAATTCTGATTCAAATTGACGTTCTTCTATGGCCACCTTAACACTCCACTTTTATATATTTATCTAACAATGATTTAGGTATGACTCTTAAAATAATTAGCACTAAAGGACGCTTTACAGCCCTTTTGTGCATCAGTTTTTGGACTTAATACTAGTTCAACATAAGAGTTAGTAACCTGTGCAGTTACACTAACTAAATCAGTAGTTGTGCTTGCTCTACCATACACTACTACACTTGCTTCATTTGGAGAAGCCGTTAATAAACATTTAATAATTTCTTTTTTATCTCTACCAAGTTCGATGCTAATAGTATACTCTGCACATGCAAAATCACCAGCATACCATCTGTCTACTGCTAATGAAGTTTCTATTGCTGTCCATTGACTACCATAAGAAAAGTGGCTATCGTTTACAAGTATAGTTCCTCGTAAACCTCTTTTAAAGTATTTTAATATATCTATCATAATTCAAACTCGCTTTATACTATTTATCGGAGTTTGAAGAAAGACGCTATGCGTTTTTAACGGTGATTAATTTTCCAAACTCAGGTAGGTATAAGTATTCAATATCGCTGTTTTGTAAGGTCCAAATAGCATCTTCAATAGTTTCAACAAGAGGCTCTCCACCTAGATTAAATGAAGTATTAAAGATAATAGGACATCCTGTTTTTTCTTTAAATGCTTTAATTAAATCATAATAGTGTTTATTTTGTTCTTGTGTAACAGTTTGAATTCTACATGTATCATCTATATGAATAATAGCAGGAATCTTTTCCTTAATACCTGGCTGACAGTTTACAGCATACATCATATGCGGACTGTCTTCCATTCCACGTAAATCAAACCATTCGTGTACATCGTCTTGTAAAATAGTTCCAGCAAAAGGCCTAAAATATTCTCTATGTTTTACGTTATTAACATGATCTTTACCGTTAGGATCAGTTGGATCATAAAGTACACTTCTGTTACCCAATGCTCGTGGACCGTTTTCACTTTGTCCTTGGAATAGTGTAACAATATTTTTATTCGTAATTAATTCAACAATATCTGTATGTGTAGCATCTGACAATTCTACCCCGGCTTCTTTTGCTTTAGTAATAACATCTTTGGATGTGTAATTATTATGTGGTCCTAAGTATAATGTTTGTGTTTGGCGTTTTTCAGTTTCGTCTTCTAATCCGTACCAAAACATCATTGCCGCACCCATAGCAGTACCAGCATCATTACTAACTGGTTCAACATAAAACTTAATGCCTTCGTCTTTAAGTGCATCTAAATAATGATAATTTGCTACACAGTTTAGTCCGTATCCGCCACTGATAACAACATTCTTTTTACCAGAGATATCAACAGCGTTCTTAATTAATTCTGTAACTTGTTCTTGTGTTTCTGTTTGTACAGCATATGCAATATCTCTTCTGCTTTGTAAAAGTGTTAAGTCCTCTTCAGGCTTGCCAACTTCTGTAAGTTCTTTATATAGCCCTGAATTAATCATTGCACCATTAGGATAGTTTGGAACAATAATATTTCTATTTGTTAATGGATAATCTGCTGTGTCGTCAAACAATGCTGGAAACTTATCATTAGGTTTACCGTATGGAAATAATCCCATAGTTTTTCCTGCTTCGATACTTTGCCATCCACAGTACATAGTTGCGGCTTCGTATGCTTTAACAATACCTGCTCTATCACTTACAACTGCTGAGTGTGTACGTCCGCTCTCACCAAATTGTGTACTATCCATTTGCACAATACCGCCTTGTATAGGATCTCTTGTTCCATAAACTTTATGTAGTGTATTAAAGACTGCTGGATAATCACAATCAATAATACTTTCAACTTCCCAACTCATTACTTGTTCATTATTAACACCAATTGGTACAAATGTACCAGCACCATCAACAATAACACTTACTGCACTATCAAATCCCGAACGATAAAATGCACAAGCACTATGAAGTTTATGATGCATAAATGCAAGGTCAATTACTTGTGGGTGCTCATATGTTGTTGAATTTGATTTCTTATCAATTAATCCAAGTTTACGTGCAAGTCCTGTATAAACATCATCACCGCTGTAGTCAACTCTACCTGCTGACTCTTCTAATTTTTGTGTATGTGCAACAACAAGATAATCTAATTTATCTGTATACTCAAGAATTCTAACCATTGACGCAAACGGTCCACCGTCGTAT